CTCTACAACCAACATATAGTAGCTCTTTTTCAATAAAGTCTACTGTTTTTTTATAAAAACCAATATAGCCGTATATACTGTACGAAACTAGTTTTCCTGAAATAAGGCACTATATGTTGGTTTGTTCAAATAAGCTAGTATCTGTAGGCTAAAAGCGACCAACTTATCATTTTCGTGTTTTTCGTTATATGTTGGTTTCCACCTTAGAGCACACCCTGTATAGAGTTTGGACCAACTTATAATAGGTGTGTATAAGTTGGTTTGACTCAGATACCCACTTAGCTTATACTATGTAAGTGACTAATAAGATGAAAAACAAAAGAATAGAGGAAGCACAACCGTGCATGTACAATAAAGATGGAAAGAAAAACTGCCCGAACAGCTCCTACGGAGGAGGGAGAGGTCTTTGCAATATGCACTACACACTTTGTAGGTTTCATGTGAAGAATAGAAATAAAACATGGGAACAATTTGAAGAAGAAGGTGTTTGTAAAAAGAAGATGACTCAGAAAGAAAAAAACGAAAGACAATCGCATCCGCATAAAGAGTACCGCAGGAGAGAGCAAGTGGTGAAGCCGAATGATGATTTTTAAAAAGATAACAAATAACAATTATGTTCAATAAAAAAAAAGAAAAAGAATATACAGAAAACCTTACAGAGATTGCAAAGATGATTGGTGCAGGTTTTGAAGATGAAGGAAAAGACACTGTGTTCAGCGATAAAAGAATACAAAACAAAACACTTGCAGATGAGCTAGACAAAACAAACAAAAGACTCGATGCAATACTTACCCACCTAAACCTTAGATACACTGAAAATGAGGTAGTGAAAGCTCCAGTTAAAAGAAAATCAAAATACTTATACTAAATAACAAAACAATAATTATGACACCAGCAGAACTAATTGGAATTGGAATACTTGGAATAATATCTCCTAGAATACTTGCGTTAATGGTATTGGTAATAGGAATCGTTAGGTATATCTCCTAAAAGCCAGAGGGAATTATCGGAAGTAAACTAATAACTAAAAAATAATATGTTCAAAAAAAGATTAGTAGTATATAATGGAGACATGAACAAAGAAGACCAAGAAGAAAAAAAAATCGAAAAAGCTCCGCTGTGCATGCTAGACCCTGCAGATGCCAATCAGTGCGATAGCTGTCAGTAATTTGTAAGTTGTGAGTGACGATGTATAATATAATTAACCGATAGTATTAAAATTGGCTATCGGCTATTTACGGGGCAGAAATCAACCGCTGTTTTTTAAAGTTTTGCTTTAATCCACTCCTTCGGGGTGGATTTTAGTTTTCAATAGGTTTATAATTAAATAGAAAGGAGAACATTTATATGGAAATACAACCGCTACTATTCAAAGAAGTCTTCGAAAAGTACATGTACTGGCACGAAGTTCGCAGGGTATCTCGGTACTCAATCAGGTCATCAACCCACGACTTTCTAAGGCAATGAAAAAGAAAGGAGAATGTCTTAAGTGTGGAAGCAAGGAACAAATGACCATGCACCATTGCATACCAAAGGTATTCAAAGTACCCACTAACAAAGTACGCCTGTGTCGCACTTGTCACAATGCTGTCGAAATAGAAATTGCTACAGAGGAGGCTCGTATCGGTAACGAACGCTACGGTAAACGATACCAGCTCCGCAATATTGATTATATTGAAATCCTAAACCAATACCTAAACACCTGAAATAGTGGTGTTTTTTTTAAAACGAGTTAGTACAAATGCTTTGACATACCACCATACGAAGTATATTATTGATATATGTTCATAAGAAAAAAAGGAACCACAGTAAAACAAATGGCCTACGCTCGCAAGTTATTTGGAGGAGAAGGGACATCTAAAAAACAAATGGCTCTCGATGTGGGATATTCTTCTGCAGTATCTAATTCTGTGAAAGCTCACATAGAAAATAAACCTGGATTCAATAATGCCATGACACAACTTGCAGTTGATTCTAATAACCTGGCTCTCGCTGCGATGCACGAGTTCAAGTCCCGGGGATTTGAAGACTTTTCAAATACTGAACTTACTGGAGCACTTAATGCTATCGGTAGTGCCTGGTCGAAATTTAATGCACCGCTGGCGGAGAAACCTGTGAGTGAACCTGCGAACAAATTGCGTAGTATCGTAATTCAACAGATTGAGAACCAGACTAATATTAAGGGGGGAGGAAAAAAAGACCCTATTAAAAGAAATCCTATCACTGACGTGGAGGCTAACGACAATCCAAATGATTTTTAAAAACGATTTTATACCAGGTATAATAATAGTAACAATTCTCGGACTCATTATTACAGGTGCGTTGATTTTACTTTTCAATATAGTTGATGCAAACTATTATTATTATTAATATGATAAACCAAAACTTTAAAGACAATAAACAGCATGATATTAATACTGTAGAAACACTGACACAGAATCCTTCTCTAATAAAAAACCAGGAGTGGAGATTGAAGAATTTGTATAAAATAATTACTAAAGATGGAACGAAAGAAACGTTCCAGATGAACCCAGCTCAGAAACACTTTTTTGATAACTATTTAAATGTACCTAAGCCATATCACCGACATGTGATTTTGAAAAGTCGTCAATTGGGGTTTACAACATTCATAGACTTGTATATTCTCGATTCTATTCTATTCCAAACGAACAAGGAAGGAATTATTATTGCTCACAAGGTTGAAGATGCTACAACGATATTCGATAAAAAAATCGAGTATGCCCTGCGTAACATGGCCGAAGATGTGAAAGGTGCGTTCTTTAAAGTGAACCAAAAGTCTGCACGTAAAATTCAAATCGTTCTTGACTATGGTCCGGAAAAAGGAGCTACATCGTCAATTGCAGTTTCCACTTCAGGAAGGTCTGGAACGTACCACCTTGTGCATATCTCAGAGTTTGCAAAGTTGTGTGCACAGTATCCTAAGCGAGCTGAAGAGGTAGAGCGAGGAACATTCCCGACAGTTCCATTCGATGGGTTTATTTTTATCGAGTCTACTGCGGAAGGTATGGCCGGAAGATTCTATGAGATATTTCAACAGAACTGGCTGACAAGAGATAAGATTACACCGCAACTTTCTCAGGTGGAGTTTCTTCCCCATTTCTACAACTGGCAATACGATACGATGGAAATGAAAAAAATTTACGAAACAATCCCAGTGAAGGATATGAAGATATCCGAAATTGACTGGGAAAGTTACCAGAAGGAACACAACCTGAACGATACGGAGATTACATACTACTACATGAAGTGGTTGCAGTTTGGAGGGTCGAACTCACCGGATGCGATTAAATCTTTGATGCAGGAATACCCGACTACGCAGGAAGAAGCATTTCTTTCAACAGGGCAGACATACTTTTCCACAGCTAAAGCTTCAAAACTATTACAAGTTGCTGTCAAGGGAGAGAAAGGAGAACTTACAATTGACGGGAAAGGTGAGGTTACATTCAACACTTGCTCTGGAGGGAATTTAGAAATATTCAATCATCCCGAAGTTGGCACAAAGTATGTTGTTGGAGGCGATACATCGGAAGGTCTCGCTCATGGGGACCGACAGGTTTTATATGTAATTAATCACAAGACTGAAAAGTGTGATGCGATTTACAGGTCTCAAGTACCACCTGACGAGCTTGCAGACGAAGCGTACAAGGTGGGAAAATATTTCAATTGGGCTCTGCTTGGAATTGAGGTAAACAAAGACGGTTTGTGGGTGAACGATGCTCTGGAAAAGAAGGGGTACATCAACCTTTACTACCGAAAGTCATTCGATGACATTACTCAAAAAGTAACGAAGTTCTTCGGGTGGAAGACAACCTCTGCGACACGACCATTTGCACTCGCTGCTCTCAAAGCTGTGTTCTTTCGACTTGAGTCTGGGTTTCCCGCTCAAATACTTGAAGAGATGTTTACTTTTATTCGAAACATGAAAGGAAAAGCGGAAGCTATGGATAAAAAGTTTGATGACGTAATTATGGCAGCTAGTATCGGATATGCGATTCTTCAAGAACAAGGCAACTACGAAGGTGATTCACAGCCGAGTGAAGGTTTCAGTCACATGAAAGCAATCTTTGGAGAGCAAGACTGGTCTGAAAGAAATTAAAAAGTGCATATCTAGTTTAAAAACGATTTATTATTTGCTTTTTAAAACAAATAGTTCATAATTAAACTAAATAATCCATAATTTTTTTTAAAAACATGCCAGAACACAAAGAGTACGAGGAGATATACGATACAGCATCTCCAAAAAAGAAGAAAGCGAAGCAAGATGATGTTGATACAATAAAGTTTATTGACGGGAAGAAAAAAGAGATGAAAAAGAGTCAATATAGAGAGCGTTTTGATAATCTCTATCGTGAAATTGAACAAAACATCATGTCTACTGAAGTTTCCTATGGTGAAAAGATATACGAGAAGTCTGGGTTTGGTTCATCTATACAGTATAACAAGATGGCAAATGGTGCATACGATATTAATGTGTATCCATCAAAGCTAAATGACCGAGACCAAAATCGTTCTGGTGTACCCGTGTCTCAAGAGCCTATTGCATTCTCAAAGATTATGATTGCTACCTCAGTGCTCGCAGGAAAGCTTCCAGATGCTCAAGTTGTTTGTGACGACAAGGTGTATGGAAAGGCAATGTACGAACTGTGGAAAAGAAACTGGTCTATGACAGGAGCAAACGGGGCAAATACTCTGATGCTTGTGTATCAAAACCTATTTACATACGGATGGGCTGCTTGGAGGGTGTATCCAAGACGAGTTCAAGTTCCACGAAACGGAACAACTAAAATTTTATTTGATGATATCTACCGAGAGCCGCTTGATGTTTCAAGAACATGGCTTGGAATCGGATTTAATAATGGAGACATTTGGTCTCAAACAGAAGTGTATTATGAAAGGGATATGCCGAAGGAACTTTTCTATGAAATGTATCCAGAAGCTAAATCTGCAAAAAACCGTAAGAAGCTGGAGTACTGTTCAGTCTCTGAAGAAGCTAAAAATGAAAACTCTGAAAAAGCACGTACAAGTGTAACTATCGGATATTACGAAAACGTTCTGACAAACAGATACATTGTTTGCTGTGGAAAAATGGTTATTTACGATGGGGAACTTCCTAACGATGGCTCACACGGGTCTGTTGTTGTAGCACGATGTTTCCAAAAGAACATGAATGACCCTCACGGAGTTGGACTGTACGAAATGATGCGAGGTAACACAGCAATGTTTACATATCTTAACTCACTCAATGCACAGCAAGTAGAGGCCGAAATATTCCCACTACTATTCGGAACTCAAATTCAAAATGGTTCTGCTACATATAAGAGAGGTCCAAACGTTGTAAACCCAAAACATCCAGGTACCGATATTGACGTTGTAAAGACTTCGGGGAATGTTCAACAAGGTATTCAATTTGCAGTACAGCAAAAACAATCTATCGAAGAAAACACGGGAGTAAACAACATTGTTGCAGGTACTCAATCTGAAACAACTCTCGGTTCAACAGTTATTCTAAAAGAAGCTGCGTACAACCGATTGACCCCACCTAAGAACTCTGTGGTTACAGGTCTTGAACTCGATGCTCACATTGCCAATACATGGATTACTCAAATCTATCCTGTGGATAAAATATTTATGATTGATTCTGACGACCAGCTTGCGGAGTTTGCAAAGCAAAACCCTGACTACTTTGTAGAATCTCAGGAAGTCTTCAACGATGAAGGAGTTATGGTAGGAATGGTCGCAGCCGCATCTCAAAACCTACGACTAAACTTTGACTTCACACAGGAAGGCGAGGTTATGGATAACGTTCCAACTCGACAAATTTCTGCGAAGGGACTATTTGATGAAATGGAAAATACAGGACACAAGTCTGACTATATCCAATTCATTATCGACCCAGACTCTATGCTCCTTCCATCACTAGAAATTCAGAAGCAAACATACATGGCTCTTTTCCCAGTGATTACAAATCAAATTACTTTGATTTACTCAATGAGAAACCAAGACCCAGAAGCCGCCGCATCGCAATTGATGGCACTTGAAAAACTTCTCGATATCCAGAATGGAGACATATTCGATTACATTTCAAAAGCTGACTACGATGCAATTCTCGCTATGGAACCATCAGATATGCAAAAGAAAATGCAACAAGAACAAATGGAGCAAGAAGCTCGAAACACTGCTATGCAAAGTATGGCAGGTGGTCCTGGAGGCGGAGGTGATACTGGAATGCCAATGGGGCAACAAATGTCGGGGGATGGAATGGACCCGATGCAACCACAGGCTCCAGGAGAAATGCCGAGGCCTCAATCTCCGATGGGGTCCGCAATAGATGCTTCGGTAGGGCGTGCTGGTAATTCACAAGGATAATATGAAAATATCAAACATGTTTAAATCAGCAAATGACTACATAGATTTCTATGTAGGGAAAGGGGGGCCGAGTGACACTCCGGAAAACCGGGCGAGAACTCTGGCATACTTTACCAGCTTAATGGATTAAAAAATGGAAGACGAAACACAAAACGTAAGTCTAAGGCAAAAGAAAATTGCTCTTGCTACAAGCGAACATGCTCCAATCATTATCGAACTGATGAAAGATTGTATGGAGAGCACGCCGATTGTGGCAAGCACACAGTGGAAAACTATTGTGAATG